TCATGGCAGAGAGAGCGGCTTCTATTAGTCACGCTGAGTGGGAAATACTGAACCACATAGTAAGTAACATTGACTTGTCTGATTTGAAAGACGAAATGGGTACGGATAAACATTCCACAGAACGCTTCGATAAAGCGGCTGAGAACATTGTAAATAGGTTAGATGGCATTATGGCTACTAGAGTCAAGAACTTGCCTAAGAACCACCCAGAGAGGGGTTAAAATGCCATGTCCTAACTGTGGTGGCTCGGTAACATATGTCAACCCAGATATGCACGGTAATTATGCTCACGCTGAATGTCGTGGTCACATCAAGCGTGAAGGGTATGCCATGTTGAAAAAGAGGCCAGATGAGAACCACATGCGTACTAGGTACAGAATACAGTACAAGAAGCCACCTTGCGGTTGGTCTAGCGGTAAGAAGAAGGTGAGGTCGCCCCGCTTGCCCGCCACAGTTACTGGTGAGGTGAAGGAAACCAGTAAGGAAACAGAGCGCCTCGTTTTGTCTGACTATCGGAGTGGTTAATATCCATATTGCATGTCGAATAGATTATGCCCGACTGTAACTGGCACACTGAGGCACTTCTGAGAGGTGCAAAAACAGTTCCAGAATGGTGGACTAGAGTCGGTAGGAATAATGTCTATGCTTTGAAATGGACTACTGGTGCAGTGGACTGGTATCAATCACAGATGACTCCAATGCCAATCAGATTCTCCCCAGATGGTGGTTTCACATTTTGGTTCAAGATAACTCAAGCATTGGTTCCAGCCGATGGAGATGTAGGGTTATTCGGATTTACACAGACTGGTTCAAGGGACTTGATTGCTGTACATATTCATCATGTGGCTGGAAGAGGAAATGTGCTAACAGCCACTGTTAAAGTCAACACTGGTGCATACCAAACGACTGACAGCCAGACTAATTTTGGCTCGGCTGGTCTTGGTGAAACATGGCATAATTTCACATACGAAATTGTCGGTGGTGCTGGACAGGCATATATTGATGGAACCGCCTTGACAACTTCACTCGCATTGCCACTTCACGGTGATGTATTCACAAATACTGACCCAGTGTATCTCGGTGCCGCATCACTGACAGCAGGTTTGCATTTATCAGCCAAGTATGTGATAATGGATGAGTGGGCTTTTGCAGAAGGAAGCAAACTATCGGCAACAGTTGCCTATAATAGTGGTGTGCCAAAGGTGTGGAATACGGCTACTAATCCAGAGATACTTGGTTGGTACCCATTGGATAAGAATGTGGGTGCCATAAATAATAGAGGGTTATACAATTACATAACCGGCGGTGGTGCATATCCCAATTTTTTATGGAGTGTAACTGGTTCAACTGGTCGCCCCAGTGTAGTTACAGATGCACTGAGGAAAACTGACACCAATCCGTATTTCCAACTGGCAACTAATTATGCTGACTGGGTCAAAGGTGGGACTGTTGATTCAAGACAAGCAATAGGGGCTAACCAAGTTACGGTGGTAACTCCGGCTCTCATGAGTCCACCTGCTGGTGGTGGTTTCAGTACGATGGGATATACGAATGCGTTTATTGGAAATCATGAGCAACCATTTGCTACACCGATATTTTCAGCGGCAACTACTGTATTGAGTTCTATGGATTCGACAGCATATGTGGCAACAGGAGGCACAGGTAGTTTGACGGCTATTACAAATAATAAGACTTCAAGGAAGTTATTCACAGCATTTGTCAGGAAGGTCTGAATATGGATTTCAATAAACAACTTACATGCCTTGCTTGCGATGCTGAATTATTCACAGCAACTCTGGAAATGAGAGAAGGTAAGAGGAAAATAAGTCTGTACTGCAAGGCATGTGGCAACGGCTACTCGTTTATTTCCACAATATAGACGGCATGTTTATATAGGGGTGGCCCATAGGGTAGTTTGTAGGGGGTTGCCTCCTACCGAAGTAACTGACGACCAAACTAAATGAGCAAACTCACTCGCTTCGGGGAGATGTAAGGCTTGAGGGACAGTCAGTGAAAAGGTAGGACAACACCTTACAGTAATCTAAGAGCGGTTTTGAAGAGTCCCGTGGAGTCACCCCGCCCCCTTGTAATCTAGGGGTGACAAATACTCTTCTATCAGAATCAAGAGGGTTAAGAACCAGTAGGCTGTGCCCTAGTACATGGATGATTCCGCCGAGCGCTACAATAGAATTGTTAGGGCACCGGCTGATGATTTGTATATTCTAACTCCCCCAATATCACTTCTGAATGAAGCAGAGAGATTAGGGCAAGACCCCAGAGTACCCAGAACAGCAGTGGCAAGATTTGTTGCCAAGACATGGGCTGAAACTCAGAGGGAGGGAATTAGAAGAGGCGGTGTACAACCTTTGGCGGCCACTCACAGTGAAAAGGAACTAATGGAACGACCAGCACATTTTCCTACTGATTTTGGATTATCTCTGATACCATTTCCAGACGACATAGGCGACTGGATTCAAGACAAGACAGAAACAGTGTGTTACACAAGTTTGTCAGTACCAAGACCGTTTGACCCGCATCTTCACGGTGATGTAGGTAGCCCAGCCGCTACCGGATTTGGTTACAACTACTATGGTGGAGTACCAGTGGCTGATAGATATTCTATTATCAATAGAAGAGGCGGTGGTGCAAGGGGTGGATTTGCTATGACAACTGGGCCGACTGAAGGCAACTATCCATCATCTATTCTCCCTTCACCCACATTCAATTTGGGTGTACTTGGTTACAGTGACGGTGGGTACAATCCAGAGGGCCTTCAATACACAAATAGACCTAGACAAATGAAACTGACAGGTCTTAGAAATAACTGGCCGCACAAAGTATTCTTTGCTCGGTCAAGACAAGTAATGTTTAGAAATCTATACGGCCCGATTTCAGAAACTGAAGCGACTCCAAAGGCACCAGTCATAGTTATCAACGGTAGTAAGCCGCTAGGGGGATTGCTGAGTATTTCTATGATAGACAGATTGAATGCACCGAGGCAAGCGACCATATCCGTATCTTCTATATGTGGAAGAAGGTCTAACATGGCTAAAGTCGGTGACACTATTCAGATTTATGCGGCACCTAGAATGTGGGCCAATCCACCACTGATATTCACTGGACTTGTTACTGACTTAGGAGAGAACATTAACTCATTGAATATAATCGTCACAGACGCTTTAGGAGTTTTAGCAAATGAAGTCATTGGCAAGGATGAGCATGTAGGAATGGGTGATGCGGCGGGAGTCATTAAAAACATCATAGCCCAGTCCACTTACAGCCTCCCTATTGGAAGAATAGCAGTTCAGTCCAGAATCTTTGTACCAACTGACTTGAAACTAACTAACAAATCCAGACTTGCTGGAGTTCAAACCGTATTACAGATGATACAGCAGTCACCAAACCCATATCTTCTGAATGTCAATGAATACGGATATGTGCAAATGAAAGCACTGGAAGAGATTGATAGTTCCTCACTGCAACCTTTGACAGCAGGGTCGTTACCAAGAACTGATAAGCCATTGGATTTCCACCCCACCAATGTATCAAAGTCGTCTGGGGATTTAGACTTCTTCAATGTTGTAACAATGGTTTCAACTGGCGGTGGAGGTTTGGAAGTAACATATCCACCCAAAGGAGGCAGTGGTTATCCAACAAGACCAGTGGTCAGAGTTATTAGAGATAATAACATACAGACTATATCAGAGGCTGAGATGCGGGCGAAAGCGTATCTTGCTGACCGAGGAAGAACCAGAATCAGATATACAATCGAAGGACTGCCAGAGAGATTTGATATTAGAGCCGGAGATGTGATGGAGTTCGCTACACATTCTGGTATTGCTGGCCGTCACAGAATCTATGGAGTTCAATGGGTACATGAGCCAAATGGCTCAACTATGAAATTAGATGTTGGCAGAGAGCCTCCTAACTTGATTGCCACGCTCAAGTTTGCTCAAGATTTGTCACAATAGGCGGCATATTTATATAGGGGTAGCCCCTCCGTTAGTTTGTAGGGGAGTCAAACACCCTACCGAAGAAACTCCCGATGAGAGTCGGGGGATGAGGCGACACCCTTCGGGGTTCCTCATTATGTACAAACTGCTGAACACTGCTCTGGCGATAGTGATTAAGTTCATTCCCTCCTAACAAGCCATTCCAGTCACTGTCATAATTCGTCCTTCACCGGACGGCCTCAAATAATTTAACCAATAGGGGAAGAACTTATATAGGTAAGGCCCCTACGGTTAAACAGAGGGGAGTCACCCACTGAGTAAGGCGGTACCATAACCATTAGGCGAAAGAAGCGCATGGGGCGGGAGGTCAATTAATACTCGGTGGGCGAACCAGCCCCCTCAATAATCTAACTAATAGGGAAAGCACTTATATAGGTGCGGCCCCTACGGTTAAACAGAGCAGACAAGCGGGTGAAGCAGAACCGAGCCGAGGCAGATTAGGACTTAGAGCCTATGAGAGCCTCTTAACGGGAACGCCAAAATCACCCCGCCTCTGGACTGACTCTATAATCCAAAGAGCAGAAGCCGTGCCAGAGAGATGACTGGCAGTCCCAACCCGAAAGGCATTGGGACGAACCAAATCCGCTTCTGCTCGCCACACATGGGCTGGGACTGTTGGAAGCATGACGATGCGTCAACGGTTGCACGGAAGGAACGCCGTGTAGGGGGGTGCAATAACCGCCCCCAGCCCTCCTTTAATTCCACCAATTATTCGGCGCTTTTAGCGTCAATAGTTTTTTTCACCTATACTAATTGGGTCGAGAGGTTCATTTTTCCCCGAATAATTGTAATCTTTAATTCCCCCTTTAGGGGGGAATTAGTCTAATTATTCATACTGACATACAAGTAAATACACACATATATTGGATAACATATGTATGTTATAGAAAGGGGGTAGTCTGGATAATTAATTTTGGAACCCTTCATAATGGTGGGCTTGAAATGG